CGACCGCCTAATCCGGTTCCAGAAGTGCATCGTCCTGCCCCGCCACCTCCACAGCCGATACCGCCTCTACCGCCAGTTCCTCCAGTAGTAGAAGAACCGCCTCCACCACCAGAACCGCCCACACCTATGAGAATCGGCTGCGTTAAAAAATATCCGTCTCTACCATCGCCGCCTGTTGCGCCAGTTACGCCACCAGCCAAAGTTGGATAGCCATAGTTTGCTGCGACTTGCCCACCAGCGTCAGCAGTTGTGGATGCCCCACCAGAGCCACCACTTAAAAATGTAGTAGTCGATGCAGTGATAGCCGCTCCGGGACCTACCCCGTTTTGACCAGCAACAGAATTAAATATCCCAGCAGCGCCAAAATAATTATTGCTAAATGCTGCGCCAGCGGTATTGCTTGCAGCACCGTTTGCGGTTAGTAAGTTATAACCAGTTCCGTCTTTTGCTTGGTAAACGATTGTTGTGTTGCCACCAGCGGCATTAGACGCACCACCCGCGCCAACAGAAACTCGCAATACATCTGGGATAAAGATAGCTGGGCCAATCCATTCCGTCACAGCACCAGAACCTCCACCACCACCGCCCGCAGAGGTAGTGCTTGGTCTACCTCCTGCACCACCTCCAATCAGCAGCATCCTGACCATTGACGCGCCGCGAGGCTTTACCCAATCGCGAGCCGTACCGCCGCCGTAGAACTCTTGGTAGTTCGCACCTTGTGGTGTTGGCGTATTAAATATGTCTAGCATCGCGTCACCATGTAATTATTACTACGAGGCCATCGCCACCATTACCACTGCCCGGATTAGTCGAACCACCACCGCAACCCCTGCCACCACGACCAGTACCGTTTCCACCAACTCCGGAAATAATCGGTTGTGTTTGAAAAAAACCTTGTATTGCAGTGTTGTAGCCGTAGTTTCCGACTACTCCCGAGCCATTACCGCCACCACACAAAAAAGTTGTCGCGCTTGGGGGTACACTACCACCTGCTCCAGACTGTCCAGCTATTGACTGAAAAAATCCCATACAAGAGAAATAATTCGAAACACTTGCGCTTCCTGCGGTTTGCCCCAATGCAGTTTGTGCTTGCAGTAATGTATACCCACTTCCATCTTTAGCTTGATATTGAACTTCTGTATCAGTAACTTGGTTATTGGAACCAGCTCTAACTCTTAAAACATCTGGAATAAGAAACGCAGGCCCCATAAAGTTGGTTACTGCACCAGAACCGCCACCATTATTGCTGTCACCTGTACCTCCAGCACCAATCAAAGTGAACCACACGAAAGATGCACCTTGTGGTTTTACCCAATCAGAATTCCGGTAAAACATTTGTACATTAGCGCCCTGCGGCGTTGGGTAATTTATTGGGTAGCTCATATCACCAACTCGCTATTAAAACCATGCCGGGGCCACCCGGTGCACCGGCGTTGTTTCCGCCACCACAGCCTATTCCACTTGGGCCACCACCCGCAGTGCCGACTCCAACAATGATAGGTTGCAACTGAAAGAATCCACTAATATTTCCACCACTATTCGCATATCCGTAATTTGAGCTTCCACCGTTGCCACCGCCACCGCTAAGAAATGTTGTTGCTGATGGAGTAATTCCACCACTCGTGCCACTTTGTCCAGCGATTGATTGGTAAAATCCTGACGCTGCGAATTGATTTGCAGCCGTTGCTGTACCACCAGTACCGGGCGATCCAAATTCCGCCGTTAATAAGACAGTTATTGTTGAAGCAGTAAATCTTGCACCAACTCTAGTGCTATTTCCCGGAATTGGAACGTCAACTACTAAAATGTCTGGAACATGTTGCGCTGCTCCATACCAAACAGTCACAGCACCCGAACCACCGCCGGTAGTCCCATCGCCTGTCCCTCCCGGGCCAATCAACAGCATATAAACATGGCTGACGCCTCTTGGCTTTTCCCAAGATTTACTGGATGTAGTTAATGCGCCCGATCCATAAAAAATCTGGATGTCGCAGTTCTGCGGTTGGGCGATGTTAAATAAATCAAGCATTACTCAGCCCATGACGGTTTTGTAGCGTTATCGTTGACGCAGGTGTATTCCACAATCTCTTCACCAATCAAAACACCGTCAGCGCGATACACGCCGATGTAGCTACCGTTAGCGTCAAGATGTGCATACCCCTGTGAGCCATCAGAAAACTGAAGCTCAAACCAGCTATCAGTCTCGCGCCACATATTAGTAATCTCCTGCAACGCAAACCACCGAGTAACCAGTACCGGCTGAACCCGTCGATGTACCGAATGTCACATACAGCAGGTAGTTTGCATTGAGAGCGAAGTTGATCGGCAACTCAAAAACAGAAGTCGCAGCAGTCTGCGAAACTGTCACCGCAGGCAGCGTAATCTCATCGTACAGCCAAGTGTTCGTGGCGTTAGTCGTAGTGCTTGACGAGACAAAAATACGGCACACAGTCGCTGCAGGTGAACCCACAGGACGGAAGCGAACCTTCTGAATATACGAGCCGTTCGAACCTGCCGTGAACAGCTTGTAATTTGTACCAGTACCGTCGAGCGCGGTATTAGCGGTAGGGCCTACGATGAGGCCTGAGTTGTTCTGGGCTACCGATTGAACGTCACCGGTAATCGAATAAATAGGTGCTGTATTTGCTGGCATGATTTACTCCTTAAGGAAGAATACAGTTAATTGCGATGGCTCTGACGAGACCAAGTGGTGTTCCTGACGCAGAAGGTGCAGAGGATACCCAAGCCGAACCATTTGACGTAAGAAGGTTCCCCGCAGTTCCGGGGCTTGTTAGCCCAGTACCACCATTGGCTGCGGACAATGCGCCAGTAAACGTATTGCTTGCAAATGCAATCGTCTTGTTCGTCAGCGTTGCCGTACTGGTTGCGGTCAGTACGTTAGTTGGCGTAATGATTGAAGATAGTGTAGTCATGTATTACTCCGGTTTAACCCAAGATGTCGTTGCTTCGTCCCATGAATACATACCACCATCTGTGGGCATAGGCGTTGGAGGTTGCCAGTTAGCATCATCGTCCAGCGTCCAGCTTTGGTATGGCTGTGGAGGTATGAACGCATCGCGTACAGCGTTGTAGGTATAGCCAACACCAGCGTAGTGCTTACGAATATTGCCGTTGTAGCTAGTTTGTTTCCAAGTGCCGCCGAACAGTGACTGACAGAATGCGATGCCCTTCGCTTCAGACTCCACGCCGTTGTCCATAAGTTCGTTGTTGTTCACCACGATCACCTGCGTGACCACGTTGTTCTCATCAAGTTGAGCAAAATGAGCCATGTTTTACCTTAAAACGTGATGGAACCGGAACCTGTCCAAGTATATATTTTGTACCCGCCGGTATTGGTAAAAGTTGGTGATCCTGTTGTTGATGCCGCATTAGCAAAAATGTCGGGGTAGCTTATGATGACAATACCGGAGCCGCCAGTGCCGCCTGATGAATGACCGCCACCACCGCCGCCTCCTCTATTTACGGTTCCTGCTGTTCCAGCGCTAGAATGAACAGCACCGTTACCACCACCGCCAGAGCCGCCTGCGCCACCTGTTTGGTTAAACGTACTACCACCACCACCGCCAGCATAGGTAACGGACGATCCAGATATTGAGGACGCAGTGCCGTCTCCACCTTTACCGCCAGCGTTGGTTTGACCACCTTGACCAGCTTGACTTGCGCCACCACCACCGCCAGCGTTCAGGTTGCTGTCCGTGCTTTGATGAGCGCGACCAGCACCGCCATTTGTACCCTGCGCGGGTGATGTAGAAGGCGTGTTGCCGCTGCCGCCAGCGCCGCCGGGGCTTGAGCCGCTTTGCCATACGTTGCCGCCGCCGCCAGAGCCACCATTACCACCCGCAACACCGCCTGCGGATTGATCGACAGTAGTCGCACCAAAACCACCCCCGGCGGATGTAATCGTGCTAAAAACAGAGTTCGATCCAGAACCACCAGCAACCCCACCTGCGCCAACGGTAATCGTATAGGAAGTACCAGCCGTTACTGACAATCCAGTTCCAGTTCTAAATCCACCAGCGCCGCCGCCGCCACCGCCGTATCCAGCAGAACCGCCACCACCGCCACCACCACCAGCAACAACAAGGTATTCGACTGTTGACGGGCTTATCGCAGCGCCTACTGACGCAACAACACCTAGAAGAATGCCGCTCATGTCAGACCCGTACCAGAAATGATCCACTCAGTGCTAGTGACTTTTATGCAAGTCGCTATGCCATTCGCCGCTAGTGTTCTTGATCCAGTTGTGCCTGCACCAGCTAAACGCATCGTGTCTGTCGTAATTGCGATTGTTACGACACCCGCGCCGTTTTGGTTAATAAAGGTAATTGCAGTTCCGATTGCGTATGGAACGCTGCTATTTGCGGGGATTGTGAAAGTTCTAGCTGTCGTATCAGCGGATGGGTGGAGGACATGTTTACCAGAGTCAGTCGCCACCAGTGTATAAGCAGCAGATTGTGAGTTCTGAGGAATATTTAGGTAACCAACCGTGACGTTCTCACCGGGATCAGGCAGCGTAAAAGTACGGCTTGCGCTCAATGTGGCTGGAGTCAAAGTCACCGCATAAGATGACGAGCCACCTGCACGACCTGCAACCACAATCGCATCCTGCGTCGAGGCTGCTTCTGAGCGAATTGCATTAGCTGCTCTGAAGGTCTGAGCCGCAGTAAAGATGTTCGATGCGTTAGTTACCGCAGCAATACCACCATTACCGCCTACCTGAGCATAAACTTCCCAAGTCGTGCCGTCGTAGACTAGCTGAACGCTAACGCCTGAAATGTCGCAAACTAAGTCTTGAGCGACGTTAGAAATTGTCGATCCATTCCGACCAACGGTCAGATTATTCGTGCCCCAAACCCCACCAGCATCTGCCACGACAACTTGCGCTCCGGTGGCAGGGGTTGCAGGCAAAGTAACAGTAAACGCCCCGCCAGTCGTATTGGCAAGAACACCCTCTTTATCCTGCGTTGTGTAGTTGGCAGTCTTAACAACATAAGTCAGACCGCCCGCAGGCAGAACTGCCGATGTCCACGTTGTGCCGTTCGAGGTCAGAACATTTCCGTTCGTGCCGGGTGCCACAAACTGAACAGCGCTAGTTCCGTTGCCAAGGATGACGTTATTCAGAGTCAGGCTAGTCTGACCCGTACCGCCAGCACTCGCAGGCACTGTCTTCCAGCCGATTACTTGGACCGCGTTCGTATTATCCTTGTAGAACAGCTTGCCGTCGGTGATGTTTATCGCAAGTTCACCACTGGCTAGATTGCCAGCCGTAGGCGCAGCCGCTGCGGTCGTGCTGTTGTAAAGTTGGATCGGCGTAAATCCGGCTTGTGCCATTTCTTACTCCTTAGAACGTCCCGCCGGATATTCCGGCAGTAATCGCATTAGTTGATGGATTGTAGGTAATACCGGCGTCTACTCCAAGTGCCTGATTGCCAGTCGTGGAGGCACCAACAAAAGGAATGAAAAAGTCAGCATTCGTGCTAGTTGCCGTTGTAGCTACATTCGTGGCGTTCGTAGCGTTCGTTGCGTTCGTCGCAGAACCCACCGACAAGGCGCTCTGAGACACATATTCAGGCGCTGCAGCCCCTGCCACTAAGACATTAGTCGTTGTCCCTAAAGCCAGCTTAGACAGCGTTGCCGTACCGGATGCATAGATCAAATCGCCTGCGGTGTAGGTAGTCAGCCCTGTGCCGCCAGAACCTACCGCTATCGTCGTGGCGTTCCAAGTACCTGCTGTCAGCGTCCCAACACCGGTAATACCAGTGTATGAACCGCTGATACGTGCAGAATCAACCGTGCCCGAGGTAATTGCACTAGCCGCAATCGCAATCGATACGTCCGTTGCGCTGGTGATCTGACCCTGTGCGTTGATCGCCAGCGTTACGGCGGTAGCCGCACCGCCATACGTGCCAGCAGCTACCGTAGTGTTAGCAATATTAAACGTATACGCAGGAGACTCAGAAAGTCCTGTGCCCGCCGAATAAGTCAGCGGTGCGCCAAACTGCGTGAAGGTAATGCCGGTCGTGCCTACCGTAATCGGTAGCGGCGTCTGCTGCACCCACGAAGTATTAGCGTTCGCAGTTCCCGAAATAATCAGGAAGAAGTCGCCCTGATTGATCTGGTCAACTCCTGTACCAGCGGTATCGAAGTCAGTGGCACGAGTCAGAATGTAAGGTGCACCCGCACTACCCGCTTGGGTCAGAGTGTAAACACCATTACGTGATGAATTCGACTCATTCTTGACCAGTATCCGGGTGCCGTTGTCCGCAGGCGAGGCAAATGTATAACCGTCAACCGTCAGCGCTCCATTGGCATTACCCGTCAATGTCGCTCCAACACCAGCCGTGCCATTGTTGTAAGTGTTCGCAGCTAGAGCCGCAGTTGTCGCGTACTTACAAGACTCGTGGAAGTTGATACCCGAGGCAATCGCGTCAGCGTAGGTCTTGTTGACGATGTCGTTGCCACTGCTCGGAGGCGTAGTAATCGTCCCCGAAGTCATTGTCACCGAAGTAAATGTACCTGCGGCGGGCACCGATGCCCCTATGGTTACGCCATTGACCGTTCCGCCCGTAATTGCCACAGAATTTGCGGCTTGCGTAGACATCGTCCCCAAACCGGTAATATCGGTGTTTGGAATAGTCGCCGCAGCCGTAAATGCACTCGATCCGTTACCTTTTACGTAACCAGTTAAAGAAGTTGCGCCTGTACCGCCGTTGGCAACTATTAAGGTGCCGCCTAGCGTCAGAGTTCCCGAAGATGTAATCGGGCCACCCGTAAACAACAATCCGGTCGTGCCGCCCGATCCATCAACCGAAGTAACCGTACCCGCACCGGCAACCGCACCCCAGATGAATGCCGAGCCATTCCATTTCAAGAACGTATCAGCAGCCGTAGGAGCTACGGCGAAACCGGTCGAATTCGGGCCTAGTTGATACAGAATCTGGTTTGCGGCACCGCCAACAATGTTCTCTGAGCCCGTAATCGTGACGTTAGCCGCCGAAGTAATCCGACCCTTACTATCAACCGTAAACTGCCCTACCTGCGTACCAGAGCCATAAGTTCCAACCGCTACGCCAGACACATCCAAAGAAATCGTAGGGTTACCCAACAAACCATCGCCATTAGCAACCGCAACCTCACCCGCCGTACCCGCAATCTGTACAGCCCCCACAGACGAGCTATTTTGCAGGGTTAGAATGCCAGACCCACTAAGGCCATTTATAGAGCCTACAGGGCCATTTAGAGCGATGACTGGGTTACCAGCCACCCCGTCGCCATTCGTGACTGTAACGCCTGTAGACGAGCCTGTGAGCGTCCTTCCAACAACAGTGCTGCCGCTCGTCTTGGAAATCATCCCGTTAACAGACGTTTCAAGGCTTCCAGAGGCACCGTTAAGGATGATTGAGATCGAACCCAGAGCGCCAGTATCCGTTAAGCCTACGCCCGTACCACCCTGCAACCTGCGCGAGTTCGGCAGCGTTGCCTCAGTGTTAACGGTGATGAATGTCTGCTGTTGCGTCGGGGAATTAGCAATCGCCGCGACCGTCGTCTGGACGGTCTGCCCGTTCTGGCTAATAGGAACCGACTCAGTGCCGGTAAGCGACTGGGCGGCTGGTAATTGGGTAATCGTGACTTGTGCCATTATGGTGCCGTGCTAATAACATCCAGATTCCCGTTGTTCTCAGGATCATCTGTGTTTTGGTTAGTCGATAGTACAAACCCAGTTGTCGTCACAATATCATTCGGATCTACCGCCACGCTAACATCAGGGCGCGGGAACCGAATCGTGATCCGCTCAGTCTTTCTAGCCGGCAACCGATACGGGTCAAATTGGTCTTTACAGTTATGACTACAAACCATCAGCCCCGGAAAGTTCGGGTCTTTTGACAGGTCGGCGTGCGGACGCTTCATCTTACAGCGATCACAGACTGCAATCGCTATGTCCGAGTAACCTAGTGTGTCAAGAAACCTCGGCATTAGTGCGTCCTTCCTTGAGCAAGTAAAGTCGCCTTACGAGCTGCAACTCTCTTCGCAATCTGCTCGGGAGTCTGCTTTCTACCTTTTGCAGCCAATGACAGTTTTTCTTTAACCTCTTGAGAAACAGGCCGTCCTTTATTGGTTGGCTCCCGCCCAATTAACCACGGAGTTGAGCGCGGCCTCCCCTTCAAAGGGCTTACATATCCCTCTGGGCGAGTTCTGCCAAGCGCCAGACACTCAAGTTGCTTCTGAGTTGCCTGCCTTCCTGTCAAAGATTTTTGCATCTTTTTTATGGATTCTGGAGACTTTTTCTTGCCTTTTGCGGCAGCAGACATCTTGGCTTTAGTCTCCTCAGACTTCGGCTTTCTCATGTACGGCCTTGGGATGCCCTTTTTGTTTGGGATTAAATCATCCTTCAGACCGTTGATGATGCGGTTGTACGCCCATCCATCAGCCGGATTCCCATACATTTTGAAGCGCACCCAGTGGGCAATCGCATGATCAATCGGATGCAACAGCACAAGATTTTCCGGCGAATCATCCCCTCCCTTGTGCCTCGGGACAATGTGATGATTGTGGAAGCCCTCCAACAATTTCATAATTGTTGTCATCTTGTATATACGGAAATATTTGGGCTGATAAAAATTGGCGACTTATCCCGCTCTTCAGACTCAGCCAGAGACAGATACTTCTCCGCCTGCATCTCAAGATACTGAATCCGAGCCATATCAATACCCGGCAACTCCATCGACATCTGGTGCGCCAACATGTTCTGTACCGCTAAATACCAGCGATCAGGGATCTCTAGCTGCCCATCTAAGGCACCTACGTCCATCACCTGACGCGAATACCACACCACCATCTGCACAAACGGATCAGAAGGCGTAGGCCATAGGTTAATCTGCGGTCTAGGAATCGTCCGGTTGAACCAGAATTGGTACGGCTGGTTCGCAGTAAAGTTCTTGTTCGGCAAAGACACGTAGTCATCCCGGTTCAGACGCGCCATCGGGACTTCTCGGCTGTTATTCCCTACGTAGAACTCGCGCACCTGCAGCGTATTGCCACCAGTCTCACGCATCCGGTAATACTGCTTACTCGCACCCGGATCAATCTGATACCAAACCCACTCGTTATTGACCCAAGTCGTTACTCCGGTGTCTTCAAGTAACGTCCAGCTTGCACCGTCGTTGGAAACTTCCAAAAGAATGTCAAAGTTTCCTGATACGCCCGGAAGGATACCAATAGAGCCAGCGTAAATTGGGTTATTAGTGCCATAGTTCACCGAGATGTTGCCATTAGGCGATGTTTGAACGCAAACCGTGTCAATGTTGCTGTCAAACGCATTATTTGCTATGCCAGAAGACGCCGAATACCCCCCTGTTGGACGGTTCATCGTGCGGTAATTGGCATTTAGGACATCAATTGAGCCCAAAGGAAGCTCATAAATGAACTGTTCAGCCTTCAGACCAAAGACTTTTTGCCCAATCGCCCAATAATTGATGCCAATATTGGAAAGATTGGATAAAAGATAGAAAAGCGACTGCTTGGCTGAGTAAACTTGCTCCGAAGTCAGTTCTTCAGCCAGCTTCCCAGCGCGTCGAGCACCGTGGTCGATCAAATCTTGCACTGAAATGACCGTTTGACCGACTGTTCCAGAGTAAGCCATGTGCTTTCCTTACCATGAAGGACATTTAGACGATCTCTTACCGCCTGAAGACATCTTGCAAGTCGCCTTACCACCACTCTTCATCGCCTGACCTGTCGCCTGCGAAGTGGGCTCTGCAGCCTCTTGCGAGTATTCAGAGTAAGGACGGAAGTCATTCGCAGCAGGAGCAAAAGAACTCGCCTGACTCATCATGTCCGTCATAGCGCCTGCGTTACCAGTAGTGCGACCGGGGATCGTGACCGACGATTGCTCACCCTCAGTAATGAGGCTGCTCAAACCACCAACAGCCATCTTCTTGCCTTTTTTCATATTTTCCTCACCAACCGGGACAATTCCAACGCTTCATCGAAGCCCTTGCGCGTGATCCACGTTCGCTCTTCTCAGCTACAGGCCCCATACGCGCACAGAATGAGTCCCTACGTTTACCACCCTCCGGTTGCGGAGCCTTCAAGTCACTACCCGTCTCACGGTTGTACTTCGCCCGACCCTTTGCTGTCAATCCGGCACCCTGATCCGCAGGCAGTTTTTCGCCCCTGCCTATAGCCAGACTCACACCACCCTCTTTCATCGTCTCTGGGAGCTTTTTATAGGCCTTCTTGCCGACGTTTGACTGAGTGTACTCTTTGGCGACATCCTCTGATATGCCAACTTTCTTAGCAATCTTAGGGTTGTATTCAACCGCCTTCATCAGACGGAACTGAGCTTTAGACTTGGCGGGCATTACGGCCCCTCTTTCACCAAAAGAATGATGAACATGGATGAAACGGCATTGTTGTTTGCACTGGCAATCGCAGTTGCCTCAATCGTGGTCTTCTCTGGAACTGCCAGAGGGTACTCAAACACATAGTTTGCAACACCGTTGTTGATCGTGGTAAGCGCTGCAGTCATGCGAATGTTGTTCGTACCACGAGTCAGCAAACGACCTTGGACTTGAGTTGACCCGCTAGGCTGACCAGCCGAAAACAGACCCTGAGACACATATCCCGTATACCCTGCTGGGATGGTGTAACTACCTGTGGTCGTGTTGTTGTAATCAACCTTGATTATGTCGTACACGGTCGCAGGAACGCCAGCAGTCACAGTACCTGTACCAATGTAAATGTCACCAGCCGCACTGTTTCCAGAGCCTGCGGTCGCCACATAGGCGTAGTTCACACGACGAAGCGACGCAGTCATAGTGACGGCTGTTTGCCCGTTCAGCGTGACGGTCTCTGTGACTTCGTTGTAGTTTGCATCAAGACCCTGTACAACGACCGTGCGGGCTCCTGTGCCTGCTGACGTATCGTTCGCGCTTGTCGAACTGACGGTCATTTGAATCGCAGACGCAGGGAAAGTAATTAAACTAGCCAGAGGCCAAACCGAGACCTGAGTTTGGTCAACATCAGGGTTGAATCCAAAGACAGTAACATTTCTGTGCCCCTGAATTTGACCGCGAGAGACTTGCAACTCGAACGGTTCATATGCGCCTTGACGCGAAATAGATGAAATTACGGTTGCCATGCGGCTCTCCAAAATAAATTAAAAGTGGGAGCCGAAACCCCCACCTTATTTAACACGCACCGCCAGAACGCTTTTTAGCCGGTGTTACTGTCCGACTTACTTCGCGCTCAGTAGTTGTTACCGAGCCAGAACCCTTTAGACCTTTGCTGATTGCTTCGTAGCCCTTTCTCAAGCGCTCTGGCAACCCTCTCATTGCATCTAAAGGATTCTTCATTGCCTCAATAAAAGCCTCACGCTCGGCTTTATTTTGAGCCGTTTCATCTGCGTAAAACCTGTCGTAGGCTTTAGCTTGCTCTTTGTCAGACATGCCACCTTCTGCGTACTTTCGTACTTTGCCACCCTTTTTATAGGTGCCAGACAGTTGGTTGATGCTGACAGGAGTGGGCGGCTTTTTGTAACCCTGAGGCATAGCAACCGCTTTGCCCGAGTCATTTACCGATCCACCCCTAGCAAACTTTTTTGGGGCACCGCCCTTCTTAAAGCCGCCTGCATTGCCCTTGCGAACACCGCCCGTAGTCGTGTTAGTCACGCCCGGACGAGAGCTGCTGACGTTACCTTCAACGCCGCCACCCTTTGCCATCTTACGAGGCAACGGCATAGGACCGGGATTATTCGGTCTTAACGGGTTATTTGGACCACCGGGCATATATTTTTCGTATTCTGCAGCATCCACAAAAGGCAGACTTGAATCACGACCCGGTTTTAATGGGTTGTTTGGACCACCGGGCATGTACTTATCATAATCTGCGCCACTCAAGGTAGGCGGGTTCGATTTCAATGGGTATCTAGCCCGCGCATTATCCAACCTTTCTTTATTCATTTCTTTTATGGTACGGGTTGGCTGTGCTGGATTTTTAGTACCGCCGCCGGTCATAGGCTTAGATGGCGGTCTCGACACCGGATTTGGAAGCATCGGTTTCGGAGGCAACGAAGTACCCATCGTTCCACCCATCGCCATCTTCTTGATCTTGCCACCCTTCTTGTAGCCACCGCCGTTGCCCATCTTTACTTCGCCAGTTTTAGCTGGTGAACGATCAGGCGTAGCAGTGTGCATCAAGGTCTCTTCGTACTTTCCAGCACCACGCTTTGATGCGCTCACAGGAATGACGCTGCCGCCATTCTTGTAGCCACCTTGACCCATAGCAACACCGCCGGTCTTCAGGCCTTTGTGAGCCTTGGAAGCAGGCATGTCAGCGTGCTTTTTGAGAGCCTCGCCACCGTCTGCCTTCTTACGACCCATCATCGCCTTACGACGCGCAGACATCGAAGGAGCAGCCGGCGATGCACCACCAACAGGCCCCGGAGGCAGGCCAGCGCGAGAGAGAACGCCTGACATACCGCCGTCAGCCATCTTCTTGCTACTCGTACCGTGATCTTTAGCCTTCATCTTAGGCATAGCTACATGCCCACCCTTTTTGAGCTTTAACTCAATGCTAGGCTCCGTGGTCATCATTTTGACCATCGGTTTAAATTGTCCCATGTCACTCTCCTTTAGGCTTGAGTCACACCGAGAGCGCCAACGCGAGTAGCGTTAGGGCCGACAGCGATTGCTGGCAACAAGATTCCCACTACGGTGCGAACAAGACCGTTCGACGCAGTAGCAGGGGTGTAAGTACCGCGCACATCACCAGTAGTGGTCGTAGCAGTTGCAGTGTCAGCAGCCACAAACGTACCAGTGTCTTGCGCCAAAGTGTTGTTGCTCTTGACGCTTGCCACATAACCGATGTTAGGAACGCGAACTGGACAGCCCAACACGTTGGTTGTGCCAACAGTCAGAGCAGTACCAGTAGCGCCACTTACGCTCACAGAGGTGATGAGGTAGAAGGCCTTCAACCCACTTACAGCAGTGCTTACAGCAGCGCTAGAAGTGATTGCTTCGCTCATCGCTTGACCGTAAACATCAAAACCAGATACGGTCACAGTCACAGGAGCCACACCCAAGGTGTAGGTCAAACCTGTTGGTGTACCTGCGGTAGTCACAACCGCTGCGCCTGCTGTAGTAGTCAGAGTCGCAGAAGTCGCCGTTACAGCGGTCAGGACGTAGGTTGTTGGGTCTGTGTAACCAGTGATGCTACCTGTGCCACCGAAAGTGCCAGAGATAGTCAAACGCTGACCATTAACCAAACCAGCTTGAGAACTGAATGTAATACCGCCAGTTGAGTTGGCAATTACAACGGTTGACAATGTTGCAACAACAGCTGTTGCAGTCGTAACACGAACACCGCGAGGCATATCAACCTGCAAAGCAGAAACACCGCCGACTGTGATGATTGACTTCACATTGGTTCCAGCCGTTAAGGTCAACGCACCAGCGCCAGCAGGGGTTTGTGAAGCGGCGATGTTGTTTGCAACAGCAGCTTGAGGAACCATATCCCACACATAAATGCGACCCACAGGGCCAACACCAAGGCTCATCGGGGACGGATTGTCAAAAGGCTCTAAGTCATGCAAAGTTAACGCAACAGTGTTTGCGATGTTGATTGCTTGGTTCAGGATATAAGTACCAGCGCCACCAGTACCAGTGCCCAAGGCAGTGATAAAAGTACCGTCAGTTACGCCAGCACCATCGACATACATACCAACCACGATTGGAGCACCAAAGCCCACAGAAGTGATTGTCAAAGTTGTGGAAGAAACACTACCCGTACCACCAATTGCGGTAGTAGAGTAGTTGCGTAGACCCAAACCCATGTCCGTTTGGGCTGAGCCTAAAAATAAATCATCTGAAAACTGAGGCATTTTGTCTACTCCTTGAAAAGCATGACAAATTAAGGAAAAAGGGGCTGGGTTTTATCCCAACCCCCTATAGCGTGGTTTAGACGCCCGGTGTGCCGTACATGGCACGTGGGTCAGTAAAGCCAACGTCGTAACGCTCGGTCGCCTTGTAGCGCATCGAGTCAGTTTCAAAGTCACCTTCCATCGTCTTCTCCAGACCACGGCGCATCATCAGTTTCATGCCTTCTGGAGCGTCAGTCTGCACCCACCAAGCGGTCGAAGAAGTCAGACGCGACAGAACTGCAGCGCCTTCATCCAACAGGCCGATTGACTTGACTGGGTTGACGTCATTGTTCGCGCTACCAGAACGCAGAACCGACTTCAGCAGAACTTCTGCTTGGAAGATGTTGCCGGGGGCAACAACAAGCTGACGAGGAACCAGACGGATCTTCTTGCCGTTGTTGTCAACTGCCTGACGAATCTGGATCAACATCTGTTCCAAAGAAGTCTGCGACAGGTTTGCAGCAGTCGTCAGCAGGTTGCTGAAGGTGCCGTTGACAATCGGATGCGAAGCGGAGTTCAGAGGAACGCCGTCACCACCCGGATAGGCTGAGTTGAACGCACGGTTCAGCACGTTTGCAGACAGCGTCTCTTTCGTCTCGATCAGCGACTGTGCCAAGTGCTTGGCATAGACTTGACCGATACGGATGTGATCACCATCTTCTACCAGCACTTTGGTCAGAGCAAATGCCAGACCAAACACCGAGTAGACATAGCGCTTTAGGAACAGCACGCCGCCCTGCTGATAGGTAACAGGAGTACCGTCAGGCAGTTGCGGAGCAGCGCCGAAACCATACAGCACTGGCTCTTCGTGGTAGTTACGTGGGATACCTTCTTGCTCACGGAATACGCGAGACCATTCATCAGTACGCTGATCGTAGACACCGTCAAAACACTCATTCAGAATCGGTTCGACTATGCTACGAAAGTCGGTACTTCTCATTGGGGCTGCCATGATTCATGCCCTCCTTTAAATAGCGTTGATCGCAGCAACGTACTGGCTGAGAGCAACCTGTACTTGCACGATAGGAAAGCCATCACCCCAAGCATTGTCCGGATACGGAGCAATGTTGATGACGCGCAGTTGGTTAGTCGCACCGCTACCAGCACCCGAGGTGCTCATAGAAGCAGACGAAAGACCGGTCGATGACGAGCCAGCAGTTGGGTTGGTGAAATCGAACTGATCACCAATAGCACCCTGAGTCAGGTTGCCAGCAGCTTGGATCTCATAAACGATGTTCGGGTCTTGGTAGTAATACGCAATGACCGAACCAACTTGGAACGACTCGTTCGCAGGCCAGAAGTTCGACACGCGACGACGACCTGTGGCGTCAGTCCACTCAACGCCAGCAAAGGCACCGAGGAACGCTTCAGTCGAAGCAATGTTTTCAATATAGCCAGCCGTGTTCATCTTAACGGGCGCACCCTTGAAGATGTTCGAGGCATAGCCAAGCGAGGTGTTTCCACTGGTGGAAACGGTTTCGATACCGTTAGCAAGAGCAACTGCACGATCCAGACCGGAAGGATGGAATGCAGGGCGCAGGCCAAACGGAGCAGCAGCAACAGTCATGATTCACTCCATTAGGTTTCAAAACCTACCCATGAAAAATAGGGGCAGGAATCGGTTTGTCAATTTGCTCCAACCCGTCGCCTTCGACTTGACCGAGGGATTTACCTCGGCTATCGCGTCCAAGTTGAGATTCCGCTTGTACCTTGATCTTGTTCGCCTCTTCCAACGGTTGATCGTGGTGGAAGTGCGCCATGATGTCTTGGTACGTATCCATAGGGATCTTAAACAGCAGCATCTCATTGCACGCGACATAACCGCTATGTTCGCCAGCCTTTACGCGCCAATTCTCGTAACCTTTAACTTCATCCGCCATTACTGGGGTGTAGCCAAGGCGCAAGCGCTTATCAATACTGTCGTAACTGTTGGTTGTCGAAAGCCAGCAAACGTGCCATCCGGGCATGTCAGGGGCTGGCGGCAATGCGCTTTGTACCCATTCTTCCTTCCACATCTTGCGACGTTCTTCGGCGGATACAAACATTTCCTCCGGTGCCTCTCGACTTGAGTCAAGACTAGCGCGTGATTCGCGCCCACCAGTGTTGAGGGATTTCTTTAAACGGCTGTCCATAATTAGCTCCTTTGTCCATTTTTACGTGCTTCAATTGCGTAGCGCTTAATCATGCGAGCCCGTTTCTCCGGGTTATCCCACATGCCAGCCTCTTTCATCGCCCGGACTTGGTCTGGGTTCAAAGTGAAGGTGCCTCGACTGGCACCCGCACTAGAGACTGATTCGCGCCCTCCGCCTGTCACCACATTCCTTGGACGGCTTTTCTGGGGTCGTTCATGTATAACATCAGTATAACGATGCGGTAGCACTTTTGACAAGCGTTTGTCAAGTTCGTCCCAATATTCTTCTGTTTTGGGATTCCAGCCCTCTTCAGCCAAGGATGCGTCTACCGCCAAGGCGATCTTTGAGTCGGTATTCCCACCCATCGGGTCGTACCAATCGCCGTGACTTTCCATCCACTCATGCGCGTACCGCTGCATCTGTGGATCCTGCTGAATCGGCTGCTGGGCAGGCTCCTGCACAGACCGACGCTTAAACTGCTCAAGCGCTTCAGCCTGACGACGAGCCTCGTACACCATCTCTTCAGCCGCAGTCAGCAGATCACCGTCACCAGCCTCCGCCGCCTCCTTCATCTTGGACTTGGCGTACTGGATACGCATCTTCTGGTCTTCAATCGCCTTGTCAATCCGAGCGAGATCCGAACCAGTCTGCTTGCGCTCCAAGGTTGACAGACGCTCCATCAGCTCACTGTTCTGCCGCTGCAGGTTTTGCAGGCGAACGTCTTTCTCGGCAGAAACTTGTTTGTGGTATTCCTTACGCGCTTTACGCTTGGCTCGACGCGCAGAGCGCATGGCCTCCGCTTCAGGGTCTACCGCACCACCCTCGGCAATCTCAGCCGCAGCAGCAGCGTCATCCGCCTCGTCAGAGCCCTCATCCTGCGCTTGCTGATCAGGAATCTCTTCATCTATCAAATTAGCAGGCATATCAATCGTTGCCGATCCATCGCTTGCTTCTTTGACAATCAATTCGTCTTTATTCTCACTCATACAAAAGCCCTCATGTCGAGAGGATTGCCTGTCACTTTGGCAATTACCTCATGATCATTGAACACTGCAAAAAGCGCAGGATCTTCATCTGGCTCGTTCTCAACGAAAACTTCCCAGCGGTCGCCGCCCCACTTAGGGACGCGAATGAAGTCACCCTCCTCGCACCACGAGCCCTCAGGCCACGGTTCCATTGTGTCGCGCTTCTTGAAGGCCAACGGGCCTACTGCGATAACCTTAGCCACCATGTTCTGCCACTTCTCGGTCTCCTTCGTCTCTGAGACTAGGATAATTCCCGCAGAAGTTGCCTTCTTTTTGGCACGGCGTAACTGAACTAAGATTCTTGCTCCAAGAGGTTTGGCACCGGGATCAACCGTGGGAAATGCCCACTCGATTTCAGCTTGGTCAAAAGCTACCGGCTCATTCATCTTCATCTGCTTCCTTTAACAAGTTGTTAATAATATCCAAGGCATCCTGCAAGCCTTGGTGATTGCCTACCAGCCGTTGATACGAGTCAAACGTAGGGGCGTGCCCTTGTGCAAGGCTTAGCTGAATCTTCGCCTGCTCGCTCTTCAGCGCGTCAATCAAGTCAGACACATACCTCATGCGTTCGACTTGTCGATGCCCTTACCACTAAAATTACCGTGGTCGCTGTTAGCCTCTGGCATCGTCGCAGAGCCCTGCTCCTTGAGCGTTTCGCCAGTTACCCACGCGCCCGCAGCCATGCGCTGATGTTGCTTAACCAGCTCTGACTGTTGATCCTTATCAGTTGTCGCCATTACAGACTCCCTAAAGTGCGTTGTGCTGCTTCTTGCAGCGAAATAGCAGTGTCTTCCTGCTCCTTACGTAGCCGGTCTGCATCGAAGCTAATCTTTGCAGTGGCAATACGTTCTTTCGTGAGGTTGTCCTCAGCATTCTTGGCTATGTCGATCTTCTGCTCGTCTTTCTTCAGAGCAATGTCAGCCTGATCTCGTGCAGCTCGGCGCTGTGTCTCAGCCAGCGACGACTCCAGTACCGCCTGAGCCTGCGGGTCAGCCAGCATCCGCTTCTGCATCTCAGCCTGCGCCTGCGTCATCTGCTGCAACTGCTGACTCAACTGCTGCAGAATTGGCAACACCTGCGCAAACACCTGCTGGCTGTCCATCGCCACGTGCTGAGAAGCCACCGCCACAGTCCGATCAATCTCTTTAGGCGTATCAATGTCCGCATACTTCTGCAGATTGATCTCAGTGCCAGATGTTGCGTATTGGTTAATCTGATTCGTGTACCAGAGCATCATGTGCTGCTTGGCGTGCTCGATCACCTGAGGGATGAACTTCTGAGCGAACAGCGGATTGGAACCAAAGATCGGATCCTTAGCAAAATCTAAATGCGCTTGGATGTGCGCTAGGTGGTCTTGGCGGGGATAAGCGAACGCAGGCTTCCCCAATGCCATCGCAGCGTTTTCGTCGCTTGCAGCGGCCTCTACGGGCTTCGCAGAGGCAGGCATGAGCTCGTTTACGTTAGGAATCTTCGCCTGTTTCAGAATCCTAGTGATCACCGCCGCCTGATCGAACATCTGCGGGTACTTATCCATCAGCGAAATGACCATCTGGGTCTGCGCCATACGCTGGGATTCGCTAAAAATATGCGGATCCGACACCGGAATAACGTCAGAATTCCGGTTAAAGTCGTCTCGGCTGATCTCTAGGTCGGCAACAACGTCGCCTTTCGTCTGATCGTCCAGATACCAACGGTTAATCCGACCCAAAATCATCAAAACGCGCTTCTGAGACTCATGTAGACGCGCATGGATCGCCGAAAACACCGCCGCGCCCTGCTCAATCATCGCCAAAGTCGTGCCAACAGGCGCTTGTGAGCTCACATCAGCGATTTTTTCCTCAGAAGTGCTAATCACACCCTTCGCAGCCTGCGTCAGCCACCCCAAAAGCTCGAAAAGTACCGGGCTTGGCGGGTTAAATGGCAACGGCATCGCTACTTTGCGGATGTCGTCCACCCCCGGAGCCGCTTCAATCTCCTTAACCTCAGTAACTTCGATCTGATCCGACTGTCCAGAGACCTTCGCCCCCTTCAGTTTGATCATCGTCGCCGAGTTATTGATGTGCGCGGTGTCTAAAAGCGCCCGTAAAGCACCCGTTAACGCCGCAGACAAGCCACCAATCAGATGTGGCAGGCCAATCGCATACGCGCCACGCCAAGGGATGAACTTAAACTCGACGATCCAGTCCAACTTGGTCATCGTGTCGTCGCCCTCTTCCCAGTTCCGGTACAAGCCGACGACCTCTGAGTCCAACTCGTCGATCATCAGGATGTACGGAGCCGACTTGCCCTTCGTCCGAGGGTCGTCTTCCAGCTCAAGGTACGTATAGCAGTGGTAAACGCGACGCAACCCATCGATATTCTCGCCACGCTTACGGCCTTCGATCTTGTCGTTCGCCTTCTCAGGGCCTGTAGGCTCAGGATCCATGCTGGCACGGATCAAGTCCACATCCTTGTACAGCCCGCGATCAATACGCGCACGGAACTCGTACTCGGTAATGTCCTGCATCTCAGTCGCACGCTGCGCCGTATAGAAGTTCGAGGCAGCAAACGGCAACAGAATGTTGTCAATCGGCACGAACTCCGAGCACGGACGCTTCTTCTGCTCGTCGTACCACATCTTCATGTACTGAGAGCCACCCATCGGAAGCTGGGTAAACATCTGCTCTTGCTCATCCCGATACTCTTCGATCTGCTCGGTCAACTGCCAGTTCATATAGTCGCGCTTGCGCTCAGCCCTGTCAGTCTTCTCAGGCGTAACCTCGCCCACGATCTTGGTGCGAGTCGGGCCATCAGGTGGGAACAGCTCTTTGATCGCCCGCGCAGCAAAGTCTACGCAAGCCTCAGCCATGATTGGATGCACCACCTTCGAGGCACCGTTGAAGTTCGCACCACCCGGCGCATCGTTCCCCAAGCCTGTACGACGCAATCCATCCTCGTACTGCTTGTCGCGCTCTTTGCGGTCTTCCTTATCCTTATCGAACATCCCCAGATACTTGGTCGCAAGGACGTTTAGATCAAGGTCGTCAACCGTCTCGGCAAGGTTAGAGTAGAAGTCTTCGTCTTCTTCAGGGCCTTTGAACTCAGACTCACGGACAATCGCAGAGCCATCCTCCAGCTCTTCAACTTCCATCTCATCGTCTTCCATCTCAACTAAAGCACCACCGTCTTCAGTCTCCGTGATCCCCGCGATGAAACGACCAAACTCAGGGTCGATAGGCATTTCAGGCATGATGCTTTCCTCTATGTTCGTTCAGGAATGATCTGACCAGAATCAGTGATGTCAGGATCAGTGTTAAATACGCCGCCACCAAAGGCTTTCTGCTTTACGGCACTGTTCTTCTTCATCTTGTGGTTGTGCTTAGCCACCGCCCACTTCAGCATGTCATCTAGATTGGCAGGGCCACCGTTCGCCTTACGCACCGCCTTCTCAAGCAAGCGGTCAAGGTTGATCGGGCCACCTTCTTTCACGCCAATCAATGCACGCGCATCGTTCAGCACATTCGTCTCTAGCTGATCGCGCCAGTTCTGTGGGGTGACATCGTCAGGGAGTTCGTAGCTCACAGTGCCGCCTTCGGCTTTCTTTACAGCGCCGCCTTTCTTCTTGCCAGCGTAAGCCTCGCCGGTCAGCACTAAGTCTCGAGCCTTCTCAAGCGGAATGTTTAAGCGACGCGCCGTCTCAGCAATCTTGTCTGCAATCAGCTCGAGCTTCGGCGCTCCGATTGGCGTCGTCACGCCCGTCTGACCGGAGAACGTACCCCATGCCCGTGCCTGCGCTGGAACTGACTCTAAGCCTAACTGCGCCGCGATCTCATCTCTCCACCATGGGGCAAGCATCGTCATCTCGGGATTCGTGACGCTGGCTCCGGGCACCACCTCTTTGCCTTTGAGAGTCTTCTTGCCTCGAGTGTCTGCAAGACCAACAGCTCGGCTCCAGTGCGCGTCACCCACCGGTGTAACGGTTTGAAAGCCCGTCTCTGGCACACCGGACGCCTCAATGTATAGCGGCACCTTCGGAGAGTCCATCTGCAGTTCGCCGGTCTCCAGATAGCGCTGCATCGGCAAAGCCTGCGACGTCTTGTGGTACATGTGCCCCGGCACGTTGCGAATGTCTGCCGGGAAATTAGCGCCGCGCTTTGCTTCAGGCAAACCAGCAAATTCAATAAACTCAGGGAACCGCCCTTGCTTTTGCAGGTAATAGGCGGAAGTGCCTCGAGGTATCTCGGTCAGCACCTCGCTGCCGGGAGAGGCCATGCCCATCAAGGTGTTGAACTTGGTGTACTCCTCAATTGCCCGCTCACGCCCTAACAGCTTCTCCATCCGCTGAAACAATGGATCCATCACGTACCAAGGATCCATGCCGCGAACTAGTTCTGGGTGTTGCTCAGCCTCTGCCATCGTGTCTAGCAGGCGCTGCTCGTTCTTTCTGGTCATTACTCGAGCCGCCGCCTCGGAGCCCCGTGGCTTCTGTGCAGCTCCGGGAAGCGCACCCGGCAAGTTACCTTTCCTGCCCTTACCCATCTCGTAGAGGTCGTCGCGGGTCACGCCAAAGATAGCTTTGAGATTCGGGCTCTCTGGTGCCACGCGACTCGCAGCCTCCGCAGCAATGACATCAGGCCGCTGGTAGATACCGGGGAATGCCATGCGATCTGGATCTTTTACGGTCGAGCGGACTTTGACGTTGCCGACCTTGCCGATAGTAGTGCCAGCAAAGCCCATCGCTAAGTCTTCGAGCTTCCGCATCCGCTCTTCAGGCGAGTCACTCTTCTTCGGCAGGTACTGCTCAAGGATGCGCTGCAGCTCCGCCTCAGGCTCAGTCGCCAAGCCCTTCAGGCGCGACTTCGTGCGCTCGTACTGCTCACTGATCGCCTCTTCCCACGGAAACGGCTTAGCAGGCCCGCCAGCCCGAGTCTTACCGCTTGGTTTCTTGTCGTCTGCCATCGTCACACCGCGTAAGGATTACCCTTCTTGCGTCCGTAATATTCAACTTCCCGATCTTCCTCAACGTATGGGTCAATGTCAAGGAAACCCGCATCCCTCAAGTACCGTAGTGCTTGCGTGCAACTGTCTACAAAGTCATCGTGCGTTGACTCAGGGAAGCTGCAGATCTGACTCACAAACCCTTCAGCCCAGTCGCGGACGAACCCCTTCTTGTTTGAGCTCTCAGGGATCCACACGCGCTTGTGGGCGATGATGTTCGCCACGATCGACAGCCGCTGAATCTTGTCAGCCCGCCCGGGGTTGTACGCCCTCACAGGCAGGTGCGCCCGCTGCAAGTCTTGGATAAGGCTAATCCCAGCAGCCTTGTCTTCAATAAGGACAAGATCCACCTTCTTTCCACCGACAAAGTTTCCTCGCTCTTCATCCTCGGGGTCAGCGCCATACGAAACTTTGAACTCCTCAAGAACCTTCGGACGGAGATCCGGGTACTGTAGGCGGTCTTGCCACGCATCGATGAGCATGACAGACATCGGGCCGTCTTGAGGCTTAAAGACTCCCCAAGTGGTGGCGGCGGTTGGGTCATTGACAGTCTTTTCGGTATACGCGCAGTCATAGGATTGGATGATGTACTCGAACTTAGGAAAGGGTTTGTTAGCAGGCCACAAACGGAAGTGCTCACGCTTGACCATCCCACCCTCTTCGGGGTCGATCAGTTCAGCGTAGATCTCTTGCCTGCCGAGCTTAGTGCCCTCGTACTGGAGGATCTGCTTCCTGAAGTTGTCAGCGAGGTTGTCGAGGTTCTCGTAGGTCGAGGCGGTCACCAGCGCCACATCGTCGCCCGACCTGTCCACCAGATCGAGGATCAAGTCCTTCGGCCTCGGAGTCGTGGTGCAGATCAGCCGCACCTTCTTACCCAGACGCAGGCCGAACTGCATCATGTCCCAAGCGTCTTGCAGGTACTCCCATGCGGCTAACTCATCGCACCAGCCACCGTGGAACTGCGGGCCTCGAAAGCGCTCAGGCTCGGATGCCGGGATGCCCTTGATCAGGCTACCATTGATCAGCACCAACTCATGCAGCGCCTTGTTGTAGTCCTTGATCAGCACACTAGGGATCACTGAGAGCAGGCCGGAGTCGCCCTCAAAGCAGGTCGAGCGGACATCGGAGGAGGTCGGCGCAGCCACCACCCAGCGGGTCTCAGGATGCTGCCACGCCCACCAGCCAAGCTGTTCCGCAGCCGTCCTTGTCTTGCCAGCGCCTCGACCAGCCAGCAGCAGCCAGATGTCCCACCAGTCGCCCGAGGGCAGGATCTGGTATCGGTGCGCCTTCAGCAGCCATCTAGTGCGCCACTCGAATGCAGCCCGATACTCCGCAGGCAACTTGGCGTACTGAGCCCGAGTCGCAGGGTCTTTGAGGATCTCGACTAAGTCGCTCATCGCCGGATCTTCAGGTAGATCGCCAGCAGCAGGCCAACGCACGCAGCCTCAGGCTTACCAGCCACCGCAAACATCAGGGCTACGAATACAGATAGGAACTCAATACATAAGATGGCGATGTCTACACCATCCCAGAGCGCCGTCTCATGCTGGCGCTGGGCTAGAGCGGCTTTGCGCTCGGCGATGCGGATTTCGAGGTCGTTGATCACCAGAGTCGGTGCTTGCACCATGTGCGCGTCTCGTAGATCGTAGCGCTGCATACAGGCTTGGCAGGCAGATCAAGAGTCAAGACGGCGGCGTAAATAGACAGGATCGCAACGATCCCCCAGTAGATAGCTAAGATAGGCCCGGTCATTCCCCACCCTTTCTAATCATCGCGGCAATCGCCAGCGTCCCGTAGCCCTCAGCCCCCAGCTTCTCAACCAACAGGGCGCAGGCTTCGCGCTCAGCAATCACCGCAGCGTCAACCGGGAACCACCAGCGCTCGAATGCGGCATCGAGGACTTCGGTCAGATCGGCTTTCTCTTGATCAGTCATCTCAGCTCCCGCACCTTCTCAGGCTCGTCGTGCTTCTGATATTTACTTTGGGTCTGCTTGTTCAGGCAGGCTTTGCAGATCCACCGTCGGATCGTCCCTCGCTGCTGCTTCTCACCGCCCTCTTCTGCCCTTGTGTACTGGCAGGATGTGCAGAATCTCATTTTGATTGCTTAGTCAGCTCGATGTTCTTCAGGACGGCATCGAAAACGCTGGTGTCTACCGTCATCGCCAGTGGGTTCTCTGCGTCGCCAGCGAGGATCTGTCTCTCGCCATACACTTTCGGCAGGTACTTCGCTGCCAGCCACTTGCGACCATCCATCCTCAGGCGCTTATGGGCGATGCTGCCACTGTCGTACTTCTTGTTGCCATGCTCATCGTGAATGGCTAACGGCTCCTCATCGATGATCTCTGCGATTTCTGCAGCGTAAGTATGCGCCCCGTCTGAGCGGGCTGTCTCGTAAAGCTGACGAAATTCCTCATCGACTCTTAGCCATTTGTAAACATTTACGATGTCTGGCATGTGATCGTCTTTAGCGATGCGGCTCATTGGCTCACCCTTGGCTAGACGCGCACATATCTCCTCTACTAGCTCGGGAGTCTTTTTGCTTGGCCTGCCCACCTTCTTTCGGGGCTTTGCTTGCTCAGCGGAAACAGAGTCAGACACGTTACTTCCTCTCTTTGACTGGCGTTGTCTCTAACTTGTCGGCAAGTCTCTGTGCTAATTCTGATAACTTGTTCTTCAAGAGGATTGTGTTGCCCTGTTCTTCCGTTGTCATTGAGTTGTTGCTGTAAAAATTTAGCTCGAAAAATAGATCGATCAAATGATCAAGGCTACATTGCAAAACAATCTCGTCGTAGTCGCTGAAAGTGACTGATGTCTCTAAAACAATCTTATCGTCTTTAAAGTTCAGGAATACGTGCTGCAACCTTTCCAGCGCTTCTTTTTTCAGAACTTCGAAAATTCTTTCGGTTATTTGCGCCTCTAAGTCCTCTAGCAGGTCTCCAAAGCAAAAATTCCAATCCTCTCCGCTTAGCGTGTACCGACTTATCTTTGTTTCCATTATCTTTCCCCCTTACAGGTAGTCGATTATCCGAAGAACTTCTTGATGAACTCAGCCGCCACGCCGGGGCCGAGCATTACTAGAATAATCACGCCATACAGCAGCATCTCTATACGCTGCATACGGGCTGATCCTTTGTCGAGGCTGTCCGTAATGTGCTTAGCGCGTTCTTCGCAAACGGCCTCATGTACGGCAAATCGAGTCTCTAGATCCTTTTCCATAGTGCATCTCAGCAATTAAGTTGTCGTTGCTGGTTGCTCGGTCGCAACTTCTTGTATGGGTAACTGCGGTAGCGCCTGCTCTCGGATATTCGCAATCATCTGGGCTGACTGATTGAAGGGCAGGCTACCTAATAAGGTTAATAGTACGTTAACCTCATCCAAATTGTAAAGCAGGCTAATCTTGATGTCCTTGTTGTCCATCTCTCTCTCCTTGTTCTTTCAGTTTTCTTTCCAACTGAACCAGCTCTCTTTGCAGAGGAATTGTTTTCTTAATTGGCAATAGGGGAATCAGTTCTTTAAGATGCTTGATTCTCTGTTCTGTATCCATCTTCACACCCACCCTTGGTGAATCTCTGAGCATAGCAAGCCCTTACCGTACAGCACGGGCTCGCTTTCCCACCCTCGGAGCCATCCCGTCGCGTAGCATCCCAGACTTGTTTCAACCACCCGGCTCTAGGATTCGCCCACCGTCCCTGCTCTGGCTTGCTCGTGTAGCAGGGTAGTCATCAGACACCACCGACGTACCGCATGTCTAAGGCAGCAAGCCAAAAAAAAGCCCTGCAAAGGAGGCTTTAGGCTTGGTTTGCCGCATGTAGAGGGTGCTAGGCCACCTTTCTACAGCTTTGACGAAGCCGCCTTTGCAGGGCGTTCTATCGCTAACCTAGAGCTACTGTCCGGCACCACCCGTCAACAGATGACTGGATTAGACCAGACTTTCACGGACGATGCAAGAGGGTGTTGGGCTCGATTTGGTCTTCAACTAGGCAAACCAGAAAGCCAGAAAACAGTCTGCGTTGACATCCTCGATTGCTGGCTTAACACCCAACACGGATGAGGACTGGTACCCGGCTAGGCCTATGGCTAACCGGCGCAGGCTTGAATTGCATCTCCCAATCCTCATGCGTGTGGGGGTCGGTACTCGCTGCGTCCAACAAGGCGAAGGGGAGAAGCCCTGCCAGCATCCGCTTTCCCGACTGGTATGGAGACCGACTCTCTCCGTAGAGTTCCCGTCTACGGGGGCGGGGGTGGTGCCCAGCCGATCTCCATGCCACTCGGTGCTGTACGCAGTCGGCTCAGCCGCCGTCCTTGACGTCTCATTGTTAAGGCACTGCGCTTGCCCAATGAGATGCCAGTTTACCTACTTTTCAGCATTCACGAGTTTCATCGCGTATTCGGCTATTTCCTTGATACTCGCCGAGCAAGTACCATCCTCAATGATGTCCTCCATCGCAGCCATGAGGATCATCTTGCTGCAATACTCCTCATACGCCATGTCAGCTACCCGGTTAAAGTCTTTTTCTATTTTGTCAATTACTTGTAAGTCATTCATGTTTTTCTCCTTATTTGCATTTCGCTAATACGTTGCTCACAAGCTGCGCTAACTGCACCGCTTCTGAAACATCCCCACCAAGGCCTTTAAACGAGCTCAGGAACGCTTGAACGTCTTCAAGCACCCTGACTACCTCCTCGCGTGGAAAATCGCTCATATCCTCTCCTATCAATTCCTTGAGGGCTTCAATGGCCTCCTCGGGAGTTCCACCGTAGGCGCACACATCTTCAGCGCACCCACCCTTTGGTACAGCGATGTACCAATGATCGGGCAGGTGCAGCGGGTTGTCGGTTTCCCAGACCTCGTACATTACTCGTCTCCGTAGCGGTCGTCGTACATTGCATCGAGCCGGGTTTCCTCGCGGTCTTCATACCGCTCCAGCTTAGCGATGGCGGTCTCTAAAGCCTTGATCATGCGCTGAGCCTCGACAGGCGTGATGCACATGTAGCAGGAGCCGTTAGGTACGTGCATGTTGACCCAGACATCCTCGCCCTGCGTGTCCACCCAAATGGTTTGATGACGCTCTGCACCGTTGATTCGAATTGATTCCATGATTTCCCCCTGATTAACGTGAAGTAACTTTGACTGAGAACACGGCGCTGGTCTTGGTGTAGCCAGCCAACTGCTCTTCAGTGATGCCCAGATCAGCAGCCAGACGCTTCCAGTCGATGACGCTGCGGTTTGACTCGACGACAGTAGCTTTGAACAAGCCGCCCTCGAACACTTTGCTGCCGCCGGGTGCGGTAGCTGCGTCTTTGAGGTCGTCTTTGATTGCAGTAGCCTGCGCCTCCAGATCAGCGATCTGTGCCAGCAGTGTGCCTAGTGTGTCGATGGTGTTGATGTCGTTCTTCATGTTTCGCTCCGTTCGCATCCGATCAAGTGACCGTAGACAGATAGTAGTAAAGGCAGGCTACCTTGTCAAACCTTTTGTTAAACAATCTCTAGAAATCTTTTGTATTGGAATCCTCAAGCTGATAGCCATCCTCTATGAGCCTGCGGATAGTGACATCAAGGGCATCCAGCTCATCCATCTTGCGGATAGCCCACGCCCGCTTCTGCCCGTGCCAGCCCATCATCGAGCCTTGGTGGCAGTCATAGCACAGGGCTACCGTGGTGTACTGCTGGCCTTGGTTGATGTGGTGGGCTGAGCTGGGCGGCGGGGCATTGCAGACCGAGCAGGGCAGGCTCTTGACCCGAGCCAGATGCTTACGCTCTGCTGCGGTCAGCTTGTTGTTCATATCGTAATCTTATCCATTGCCCGGTTACTAGCCTCTTGTGAGCGCCAGACCTCGACCCTTGCCTGAGCCGCCACCATCTCCCAACGCAGGCGCTCTTCAGTCTCTACGGCTTCTCTCAAGCCCTCTAGCAGCTTGATGTACTCGGCATGGCTGTACGCTTCTCTTTCTTGTGCATTCACCGCAGTCTCTAACGATTGCTTCATCAGGATCGCCTTGAGACTCTTGCGGTACTCTTCCATGTAGATTCTATCGGCCTTGGCTTTGGCGTACACCTTGCCGTTATCCCGAATAAAGTCTACTGCTCGGTTTGGGTCAATCTCTCTGTCCATTCTCTCCCTTTCGCAACTTTGTTTAAGATGTTTCTTATGTGCTGCTTTTCCACTCTGTACTTCTTCGCTAACGATCCTATCGACGCTCCAGACATCCACGCCTGATAGATTTCAATGTCTGGCAGTTGCATTCCGAACTCCCATCATCATGTCTGCCATGTCAAAACAAGTCTCCGCAATAAATCTCATGTGATGCTCACTCTCTAAAGCCTC